CTGCTTATGTCAATCCTAATAATATATCAGGGTATGTTAAGGATTTGAATAAGTGGAACGTAGTCTTAAAACTAATTAAGTATGGCTTCCCTGTTGCGGATAAATTATCTGATTATTCGGATATGTCTGCTGATGAGATATATTCCGAACTTGAAACACTTCTTAATCACACTTTTGTAAATATTGATGGTGATATCAGCACATACTCTCTTGACTATAAAATAGATGAATTGTTAGAAAATCTGAATGAAGGTCAGGCAATAGGTCTTCCCTATTATAATATGCCAATGCTTACTGCTGAAACAGGCGGTCAGTTGCATGGGAATATCACTCTTGTAGGCGGTCTTTCCAATGTAGGAAAATCAACCTTTGCAAGAAGCTCTACTCTCCCCAGTATCATTGAAAATAAAGAAAAAATCGTCATTATGGTCAATGAGGACGGATTGAGCAAGTGGCAGAGAGAAATGATTGTCTGGTGTGCCAACAATATCTTTAAGGAGGATTTGCAGAAGTTTGTTTTAAGAAACGGCAAATATACTGATGACGTATGGGTATTGCTAAAAAAATGTTCAGCATGGATAAAAGAAATATCCCAAAATCATACAATTACGATAATTCCGTTCCAGAGATACAAAACTGATTCAGCAATCAAGATAATCAAGAAATATGCCGGAATGGGCGTTAAGTATTTTATGCTTGATACATTCAAGGCTGACGCTGGAAATAAAGTCTTTGAAAGCTCGGCTAATGCAATGGCAATGTCGCAGGCAATGGTTGATATTCAGGATACAGTTAAGGAAGCAAACAAAGACGTTCATATATTGATTACGTTTCAGCTTGCAAAAGGATCGGCAAAGCAGAGATATTACACACAGGATAATACAGGTATAGCAAAAAATATAACCGATGTTGCAAGCACAAATATTATGATAAGAGATTTATTTGATGATGAAAAAGCCGGTGGTAAAAATACACTAAAGGTTTTTCGCCTTGAAGGGAAGCATGGCAAGAGTAAAATTCCCGTTCAGTTAAGTCCAGATAAACATTATCAGATAATTTTTATTGTAAAAAACCGTGAGGGTTCAGCAAATCAATTTCAGATTGTCGTTGAGCATGATATGTCAAGAAACATTATGAAAGAAGTCGGTATTACTTATGTAACACAAGATTTCTGATAAGGGGTGAGATTTTGTGAATGCAAATGAATTAAAAGAATACATAATCAATAATAACAAAATTTCGCTCATCTTAGAAAAAGTGGGCTGTCATAGTGTTAAGGAATATAAATCTGAATATCGAGCAGCTCTTCCAGGAAAGAAGAATCCGACTGCTGTAACGGTAAAAAAGGAAAATCTTTTTACAGCAGTTAATTCTTCTGATTTGAACTTTACTGGAGATATTTTTGTTTTAGTAATGGAACTAAACAAAATAACTTTCGGTAAAACAAATAAATTAGTCCATGAATATCTTGGGTTAAATTACTCGTTTAAGGTAAATAAAAAAGAAACCAACACTCCTGATGTTCTTGATGTGTTTAAGAAAATTAAAAGAACATCGTGTATTGTAAATAAAGATGTTGAAATCTATGATGACAATATCTTAAAAGAATACACTCCCCTGCCCTATATTTCATGGGTAAGAGAGGGTATAATGCCTTTTGCCTGTAAGAGGTTTAATATTGGATATTCTTACGATAAAAAAAGGATTATTATTCCATGGAGATACTGGTGTGGAAGTGATAATCAGTATGTAGGTGTAGTCGGTAGGACTACAGTTCCAAATTATCAAGACTTTGATATCCCAAAATATTTTGGAATTAAGCCTTTTGCAAAAGGCATGGACGTTTATGGACTTTATGAAAATTATAAAACAATTCAAGAAAAAGGTTATGCAGTCTTATTTGAGAGTGAGAAATCAACCTTAAAACGATATAGCCGAAAAGATGGAACGGGAGTGTCAATAGGCTCACATACTCTATCAGATGAACAAGTCAAAATTCTTATTGGTCTGAATGTAGATATTGTTATAGCCCTTGACAAAGATGTAAGTCAGAATGAAGTAAGAAAAGAGTGTGAAAAATTCTATGGCATAAGGAATATTTATTATATTTATGATAAGTGGGATATCCTCGGAGAAAAAGAAAGCCCTGCCGACAGACCTAATAAACAATATGAGTTCATGCTTAAATATAAAATCAAGTATGATGAAAATGAACATAAGGAGTTGATAAAATGGGTAGAAGAAAAACAGAAAAAGAATATATAGGAAAGATTTATGAAAATAAATATGGAACTTTATTCAAGATTGTTTCATACACAAATTATCAAAATGTGGATTGTTTAGACATTACACATAACATAATACTTAAAAATGTTGGTGTGGGAAATTTAGTAAAAGGACATATAATATCTCCGTTAGATAAATCTCTATATAATGTTGGTTATATTGGAATTGGGAAATACAGACAAAAAGATAATAAAAAATGTTATACAACATGGGATAATATTATTTGTCGTGGCTATTCAAAAGAATATAAAACAAAATATAGCACTTATGAAAAATGTAGTGTATGCGAAGAATGGCATAATTATCAAAATTTTGCTGAATGGTTTTGCAAAAATTATTATGAAATTGCTCAAGAAAGAATGGAAATAGATAAAGATATACTTGTTAAAAATAATAAAATCTATAGTCCAGATACTTGTGTCTTTGTTCCAAGAAGGATAAATAGTTTGCTTATTAAAAACGATAAAGTTAGAGGTAAATATCCTATTGGTGTAGATTTTCATAATAAAAAATTTAGAGCAAGATGTATGACATTGAATGGAAGTATATATTTGGGACATTTTAATACAGAAATTGAAGCTTTTGAAAAATATAAAAAATTTAAAGAAGAATATATAAAACAAGTTGCAGATTTGTATAAAAACGTAATACCAAAAAAATTATATCTCGCATTGTATAATTATCAAATAGAAATGGAGGATTAACGAAATGAGAAAAACTCCTAAAGAAATAAATGAAATATGTAAAAAATTTCATACGAACATATTATGGTCATGGTCAAGATATAACATATTTAAGACAGACCCTTATTCATACTTTCTAAAGTATATCAAGGGAGAAAAGGAAGATAGACGAGACTCTATTTATTGCGTATCAGGCGGGTATTGCCATGATATCCTTGAAAAATATTATAATGGAGAAATTCAGCAGTCTGATATGATAAATGAATATGAGGACAGCCTTTTCACAATGAATTTAGCAGAATATAAATACGATCGTAGTGATGAAGATAAAAACTCTGCTATTGCTGAAAAGTATGAAAGTTGCATTAAGCATTTCTTCAGGAATCATATCAAGCCGGATAATCTTAAAATGTTACTTGAAATGTTCTGCGTTATCAAAGTAACGGACGATATTATTTTTCAAGGTTATATAGACAATTGTGGGATGTATAAAGATGAAAATGGCGAGAAAAGAATCGTAATAACCGATTATAAGACATCTACAATTTATAAAGGTGAAAAACTTGAAAAAGAAAGCGGACAGTTATATCTGTATGCAGAGGGCATAAGACAGAGGACTAATCTTCCATTAGACCATATTTCAATCAGGTATCTTTTCTTGAAGTATGTTAATGTAAAATGTTTACAAGCAAACGGCACTTGGAAGGAACGTCAGATAGAAAGAAATCAGATAGGTAATAAGTTATATACTACAGCAAAAATGTGGTTGGGTAAGCTCGGGTATGGCGAAGGAGAATACATCAAAGATAATTATCTTGATGAAATGCTCATGCTTAATTCTATTGATAATCTTCCTGATGATGTAAAGGATAAAATGATAATAAGTGATTGCTATGTCTATCTCCCTTTGGTGCAAGAAAATATTGATAACTTAAAATCTGATATTATTGATACTGTTAATGAAATTAATTCTAAGACAAAGGAATACAAGGAAGCAAATGACGATCATATATTCTGGAGCGATATCAATGAAAAGAATGAGTATTATTATGCTGTTCTTTCCGGATATTCAAGAGCATTGCATAAGCCATATAACGAATACCTTGAAAATAAAGAAATGTTTCAGAATAAAGATAATGAAGATGAATTAACACAGGAATTAAAAGATTTGGGATTGATATAAGGTGATATAAATGCAGAACTATCATAGACATTCTTCTTATAGCAATATTTATATTGCAGATAGTGCAGTAATGAATGAAGATTATGCAAAAAGAGCAGTAGAGGTAGGTCATAAAATAATATCAAGTGTTGAACACGGTTGGCAGGGATATTATTATCAGACATTTGAACTTGCTAAAAAATACAATTTAAAGTTTGTCTTTGGTGCAGAAGCCTATTGGGTAAAAGATAGGGCTGAAAAAGATAAGACAAATTGCCATATAATTATTCTTGCAAAAAATGAAAATGGCAGAAGAGCAATTAACGAAGTTCTATCTGAAGCTAACGAAACAGGATATTATTTTAGACCTCGCCTTGATTTAGACTTACTTCTGTCTTTACCGCCTAAAGATGTATTTGTCACAACAGCTTGTATAGCCTTTTGGAAGTATGATGACATTGAAGAAATTGTATTAAAATTAAAAGAACACTTTCAGAATAATTTAATGCTTGAAATCCAGTATCACAATACACCACAACAAATTGCCTTAAATAAAAAGATAAAGAAAATTGCTTATAATAATGATATTCAAATGATTGTGGGACTTGATAGCCATTATATCTATCCTGAACAGTCGGGAGATAGACAAAATCTGCTTGAAGCTAATAAAGTCTTTTATGAGGATGAAGAAGGCTGGTATATGGATTATCCTGATGACAATACAATAATGCAGAGATTTCTTGGACAAGGTGTTTTTACAAAAGAAGAGATTCAAACTGCTATGGATAATACCGATATTTGTCTAACTTTTGATGATATAATTTTGACTGATGATATAAAATTGCCTACAATATATCCAGATAAAACACAGGAAGAACGCAACAAACTTTATACAAAACTTATTGCTTCAAAACTTAAAGAATATATAAAAGATTTTTCAGTTGAAGAAAAGAAAAAGTATATCACAAGCGTTCAGCAAGAAGTTGATGTTTATAAAAAAACAAAAATGGTGGACTATCCTTTGATAGATTATCAGATAGTAAAAAGAGCTATTGAAAAAGGTGGGCTTATTACAGATACAGGAAGAGGTTCTGGAGTTGGCTATTTTACAAATACTCTTTGTGGATTTAGTAAAGTAGATAGATTTAAGTCCCCTATAAAACTTTATCCTGAAAGATTTATTTCTGAAAGCCGTATTCTTGAAACGAGATCACTTCCCGATCTTGACCTAAATTGTGGCAATCCTGAAATATTTGCGGAAGCGCAAGAAGAAATTCTCGGTAAAGGTCACGCATACCCTATGATTGCTTTTGGAACTTTGAAAAAGAAAGCTGCTTTTAAGATGTATTCAAGAGCAATGAATATGGAAGCTGAATTAGCAAATAACATTTCCAAGCAAATTGGAGATTATGAGGAAGCATACAAAAATGCTGACGATGAAGATAAGGATATGATTGATATTTATGATTATGTAGATAAAAATTATCATAATTATCTTGACCAAAGCAAAAAATATTGGGGAATTATTTCAGATAAAAAGAAAGCACCTTGCGCATATTTATTATATCAAGGAGATATTCGTTCTGAAGTAGGACTTATAAAGTGTAAAAGTGATACTACAAAGAAAGAATATATAACCACTGTAATTGATGGTGCAATAGCTGAAAAATATAAATTTCTCAAAAATGACCTGCTTAAAGTAGATGTAGTTTTATTAATAAATAATCTTTACAAAAGAATAGGTATTAAACATCATACTGTGAATGAACTTACCGAGCTTGTAAAAAATGATGAAAAGGTATGGAATATTTATTCATCGGGCTTGACGATTGGAATAAATCAGTGTGAAAAACAATCTACTACTAAAAAAGCAATGAAATTCAAGCCCCAGAATATATCTGAGTTAGCAGCTTTTATTGCAGCGATACGTCCAGCTTTTAAATCAATGTATTCAAAATTTGAAACAAGAGAGCATTTTGAATATGGAATTAAAGCATTTGATAATATTTTGCAGACACCTGAATTTCCACAATCGTTTATTCTTTATCAGGAACAGACAATGAATACATTAAACTATGCAGGATTTCCTCTTGATGAATGTTATGGAATTATCAAAGCTATCGCAAAAAAGCATCCTGAAAAGGTTAAGCCTTTAAAAAGCAGGTTTATAGATGGATTTAAGGCAAGAATTATTGCAGATGATAAAGTTGATGAAATTACTGCTATGGAAATGAGCAATAAAGTATGGCAAATCATTTCAGATTCTTGCGGATATGGATTTAATTCGGCTCATGCTTATTGTATGGCATTAGATTCTCTTTATTGTGCTTATCTTAAAGCACATTATCCTTATGAATTTTATGAAGTTCTTTTGCAACATTATTCCGATAAAGGAAATAAAGATAAAGTAATGTTGCTGAAACAAGAAATGCGTGAAGGATTTAAGATTGAAGAGGGGAAATATAAGTTTGGAGAGGATAATAGACGATTTAAAGCAGATCAGAACAGTCATTGTATCTATCCCTCATTGTTATCAATTAAAGGATTGAGCCAAAAGGTAGCAGATGAACTATATACAATAAGTCAGATGAAATTTAATAATTTCTATGATATATGGAAAGCATTAAAAAAATCATCTGTTATAAATAAAGGTCATATTGAAATCTTGGCAAAAATCAATTATTTCTCTGATTTTGGCAACAATGAAAAAATACTCAAGTTTATTGAAATGACTGATAATTTATATGAAAGAACACAGTTTGATAAAAATTGTGTCTCCCCTGAAATAACTGAAATAATAAGAAATCATTCCAAGGAAACGGAAAAGCAATATAGAGAATTTGATTATGATACAGCATTATATGAGTGTTGGGATTCTTTGGCTAACCTAAAAAGTTCTCTCATAAAAACTATTCAATATCAAAAAGAATACCTCGGTTATATCAGTTACATTAATCCTAAAGCCCCGGATAGTTTGTATTACGTTTCAGAGATGAAAATTTATAAGGATAAATGTAAACCATATGTTACGTTATATCAATTGAAAACAGGCAAAATAATTAAATCAAAGGTGTATAAAGGCGATGAATATGCAATATCTCCATTCAAAGAAAATAGTATATTGAACATTTGGCTTGATGATAAATGCAAGAGTAAACTTGTAAATGGCAAATGGGTAAAAACAAATGAGAAAGAGAAGGTGATGTCCCATTGGGAAATAGTAAAGAATTAGCCAAAATAATTGAGTTCAAAGCTACTCCTGTGAGATGCTTGTTTAATTCTGAAAATTTCAAGATTTATGGTTGCACGGTTAACAGCTTCAAATATCCCAATGTTAAAATAAATTCTTTCAATAATGCCACAATTAAAGGTGATATTCAAGAATTAAATCTTGATTGTGAATATTGGGTTAAAGCCGAAGAAACACAGGATAAATATGGAATAAGTTATAAAATCATAAATATCAAAAGTGAAAAACCTGCTTCAATAGAAAGCAGCCGTGCTTTTCTTAATGAAATTCTTACATATCAGCAGGCTACAACTTTGTTGTCAGTTTATCCAGATATCATTGATAGAATAATCAACAACAGGCTTCAAGATGTAGATTTAAACAAGACAAAGGGAATTAAAGAAACCACATTTGCAAAAATTAAGATAAAAGTAATTGAAAATTTCAAATTAGCTGAATTGGTAGAAGAATTTTCTGGTGTATTCAGTTTTTCAGTTATTAAGAAACTTTATCAAGCATATCCATCTATCGAAAAAATCAGAGAAAATCTGCATAAACAGCCATATAAATGCTTGTGTAAGTTAGGTGGAATTGGTTTCAAGACTGCTGATGAATTGCTATTGAAAGTCGATGCAGTATCAAAGGAACGTATCAAAAATGGCGAGAAACCAATTATTGATTTTGGTTTTGACCTGGTATCATCTTATCAGCGTATGGAAGCCTGTGCCTTATATATTCTTGATGAGAATGAAACCAGTGGCAATACATATATGGATAGCAAGGAATTTATCAAGACTTGTAGTGAATACGTCCCCGAAGCAAAACATCACTTAAAAGAAATTATGAAAAAGTCCTTTGCTTTTGATTTAAGTAATGATATCTTTTGTGATGTTAAACACTCTCGTGTTTCAAAGACTAAAACTTATAGTGTTGAAAACGAAATTGCCGAGATATTAAAAAATGGCTTAAAAGTAAATAATAAATGGAATATTTCTCATTCAGATATAGAAAAATATCGCCAAATAAATGGAGATACTTCTTTGACAGATGAACAAATGCAAACAATATATAACGTTTGTAAAAATCCTATCACTATTTTACAGGGTTTCGCCGGGACAGGTAAATCAATGTCTGTGCTGGCTTTAATCAATCTGTTAAATGATTTGAAAAAATCAGCTTTACTTCTTGCTCCTACAGGCAGAGCTTCAAAGGTGTTACAAAAATATACCAATCACCCAGCTAGTACAATTCATCGTGGACTGCATTTTAATGAATGGGGATTTGATGAAAAGAATAAATTACCTTATGATATTGTTATTCTCGATGAGTCCTCAATGGTTGATGTTTATTTATTCAAGCATTTACTTGATGCAATAGACTTTAATAGGACAAAATTGTTGATAATCGGTGATAATGCTCAGATACCGTCTGTATCGTGTGGCAATGTATTGCATGACCTTTTAAATAGTAACGTAATACCGACAGTTTATCTTACAAGGGTATTCCGATATGGTGAAGGCGGATTAAGTACAGTTGCAACGGATATAAGGCAAGGTAAAATGACTTTTGAAAATAAAACCAATGTTCAAGCAATAGGTGATGATAATGGTTGTGTTTTTGCACAAATGCCACCTGAAAGAGCTGTAGATTATATTATTAAAGCATATCAAAAGTTATTAAATAATGGCGTTCCTTTGAAAGATATCATGTTTGTGGTTGCTCAAAATAAGGGTAAATATGGAACACAAATCATTAATAATCAAATCCAAAAGGCAATAAATCCAAATGCTGAACAAAAGATAATAAGTGGAGATACGGAATATAGAATTGGAGATCCGGTTATTCAATGCACAAATGACTATAATTCACAAATTTATTCAGATGAAGAAGAAATGAGTGATGATAAAGTGGCATTTATTTCTAATGGTGATATCGGTATTGTTTCAAAGATAATGAACAATGGCATGGTAGTTGATTTTGATGATTTTAGAATTTATATCCCCAGAGAAAAATTTATCAATATCAAATTGGCTTATGCTATTTCCATACACAAATCTCAAGGTGGACAAGCAAAATATGTTATCGCATTCGTACCAAATACTCATACTTTTATGCTTAATTCTAATCTTCTTTATGTTGCTGTTACAAGAGCAAAAGAAAAATGCTATATAATAAGTGATATTTTGACTTTTAGCAGGGCAATAAAGAAGAAAGAAAATTTTACAAGACAAACATGGCTTAAAGATTTATTAAAGGAGAATAATAATTATGACTAACACAACAAACACAACTAATGTAGCAAATTCCGTAACTTTTGCAAGAGAACTTAATTATATCAAGAATGAAAGACTTAGGAACTTTACAGGTTATGTTCTTGATAAGTTGCCTGATTACTTCAGACACATTGGTGCAAGTTCATCAGAAAAGTATCATAGTAAGCAGTGTCTTGGTGAAGGAGGGCTAATGAGACACACCAAGTTTGCCGTCGCAATAGCTCAAGACCTCTTTACGGCAGAAATATATGACTTTATCCAGAACGATAGAGATATAGTAACCTCGGCTCTTATTCTGCATGACGGTCTGAAGCGTGGTATGTACGAAGACCATACTGCTTTTGACCACCCTCTTCTTATGGAAAATTTCATTTATGAAATGTACGAAGAATATATCAAGATAAATCATCTTGAAAATATTAATAATATTACCGATTTGATTTTTGGTGAAAATATCCGTACTATTGCTGGTGCAGTAGCTTCTCATATGGGCAAGTGGACTACATCGAAGTATTCTGATACTGTGCTTCCCCGTCCTAAGACTGATATTCAAAAGTGTGTTCATTTGTGTGATTATATTGCAAGCAGAAAGCATCTTATTTTCGATTTTGATGTATATGACCATGAGATGGACGAGCTTGATGGAGGAATTAAGTAAGGCTAATATGAATAACATTAAAGAAGAAATTTCTAAAGAAATATTTATTTGTGATGCAGAGATAAGAAAAGCTCGTGAGGAAATCATAAGGCTTACAGAACGTAAAATTCTTTTTGATGACAGAAAAACAATGTTGCGTTCTTTGCTTGATATTTTAGACAATGAAGACAAGGTAAACAATAATGAGTGATATGACAGAAGTTTTTGCAATTTTTAAGGAATTGCAATCAACAAGCAAAAAGACTGAAAAAGTTAAAATTTTGAAGGACAATGAAAGAAATATTCTATTTCAAGATACTCTTAAATGGCTCTTAAATCCGTTTGTGATAACAGGAATAAGTTCTAAAAAGATAGACAAGAAAGTTTCGCCAATGGTTGTTACAGACGACTTTGACCCAGAACGTTTCTCATGGACTACTATTAAATCTTATCTTGAAAATCATAATACTGGTACGGATAAAGATATAGCATATGCTCAAGCATTTTTGGTAAATCAGCCTGAAGAAT